GTGGATGCAGAAGGGTTGTCGGCTCCCCGGAGTTTCCTCCAAATTGCCGGCCCAAGGTGCTTAGATACACATTGATAATTTATTGTCATGTACTTGAGTGCTTTGGGTCACTACATAATAGTTACTTCCACACGTCCTGCTCTTAGATTTCTCTAACTCCGTTAGAAGATCTCTATTTTTCTCACTAGATAGCTCCACTGAGACCATTTGGGTGTATTAAGCCCAAAGAGGATCAAAAGGTGACTCCCTAATGATATCTTTCAAGAATCGCTCACCATTACAGGTTACTAGACGTGTTTCGCAACTTACACCTCAAAGAGGGTAGGTATCGGATACCGTTTGAAGATCATGTAAGAGCGCCTAGATCAAACAAGCCCATGAAGATCGTAGTTTAACACTACCTACCAAACTTTCCACATTTGATAGTTTAGGTCCACTTCCGGGAGGTACGCACTGTCGTCGCAACGCGGATAACCGGAAATGCGTTCTTGTAATTTCTCTTAAGAGATTTCCAGGTCCGCAAATCCCGTGTACCACGTTGTAACTCCGATTGCACACCAGGTCGGAAAAGTAAAGTAATATCTTGCGGATACCTAGAGAGATCCCGCTCCAATGAGCGAGTCTGCTCCAAGTACGTCGTAAGCAAACTTCCTTTCTCCCCAGGCTGCAATAGTGCACGACAGGTCTGCCGTAACGCAGCGGATAACTTCTTAGTTTCCACAAGCGACTTCTCGATCCATTCGAAACAAGGTTTCTCAACTAAATCCCTCCAATCCTTAATGATGCTACCGAGAGACCAAGGTCCCACGGCGTCTGCCTCAGAAAAGAGTTGAAAAGACGTTCGTTTACCACCCTTGCTAAGTGGTGGGAGAGGATCCGGTGTCAGTCGGCCAGTGAGTGGATCCGGAATGGAGTCAGGTACAGTACCTGAGAATTCCAGCCGGTACGCAATCATCTGGATTCGAGTAAACAACGAATTCACGCCCTTTGAGGCCAGGGATAGCAATAACCCTTGGCGTTCATCCGCCGACCAAGGTTGGACCAATCCATATCCTACGGATTGGAACCAGTTAAGGCCATCACAGTACCCAAAAGGTGCAGCCGGTGCGGTTAACATAAGAATCGCTTGAGACATGCGTTTTGAGAGTCGAACATATTTCGCTGATAAACGAGATACCGACTTATACCCAAAACCAAGTCCTCGGAGCACATGGCACAAACGGAGGTCCACTAGCGATTGTACCTTAGGTATCAACTCGTTAAGTGACGGGATGTGAGACTTCGCCACGTGATACTCTTTTAGAGATATCGGTGAGACGTCCACTCCCTCTAAGATAAATCGTTTTGCGAACTCGAGAGATCGATTCGCACCGACTAAGGACTTAGCCAGTCCGATCTTTACTCCCAATGCCTCCATAAGTACTACGTACTCCTTAGCTACTTTCTCGTCAGCGATGACGATATCATCACCAAGCAATGCGTAAAGGTCAAACCATCGTTTGTACCCCACACGCCACGCACAAAACTGAACCACGAGATGGTGACTCAATGAGAATACTCCCCAAGAGCTTAGGGCCCCCATAGGTTGACCTGTCGCGTATCTAGACTTTCTCACAATTACTCCTTTGTAACGATGAGCAAAGTTTCGACCCGCTAACAGTTTAGCCCAGAGGGTACCGAAGCGATCAGAGAATACCTCAGAGAGCAATGATCGTTGGACCCAAAGTGGGAAGCGATCGGTTGCCGCGCTGAGGTCATACGACCATGAACGGCGTATACCAGAACGTTCCATACGAGCCACTAACCGTTTAAGCGGTTTAAGTTGATCGAATGTACCGTCCTGGGGTATTCCGCGCAGGATCGAAAATGCCCAGTCGTGGACCGGTTGCATCAGACACTGAGTCCAATAATCCACTATCGCAAATAGTCGCACCTTTCCAGGTTCCAACTTCTTACCCAGCTTACCTAAAGCTAGGCCTTTCGGTTCCTCAGTCCCCCCGAATAGTGACTCGGTCACAGAGGGCAGACGAGCACCCTTAGCGTAGAAGGTGATTATATCCCAACCTCCCCCTTCGGCTTTGCGGATTTCAACCCGCTCTCCCTTAGGGTTTGGAGAGACTAACCGAGGTTTAACACTTACGTGTCGCACCTCCTTTACCATTCGTTCGCCAGGTATACGCGGTTGCCACATCTGAGTACCCAGGTACTCGATAGGGTAGAGAAAACCCATCTGACCAGTAACAAAACAATAGGATACCAACGTCGCATAAAGCGGGTGTTTTAACCACGCTGCCGCGTCGAATAAACTAGAGAATGCACTTGGCCATCCGTTCAAAGAGTTAGGACCCGTCGTCAATGATGGCCTCATAGAGGCCACCAGAGTCGTCGGTTTCTGCTTAAATATACTTCTATACTTAAGAAAAACTGGAACGAATTTCGATAGAGATATAATGAATGATATAGGGGTAGGAACCCCTTTCGCCTCAATAGTTGTAAGGTTTACTTTCCCCTTCCAGTCTAAAACTCGATATAACGAGAATAAACTGAGCCAGAGTCGGATCACCCAACGCGTACCTCGAACGATCATCCTTCTATGCCCTACCGGAATGACTCTTGGCAGTTTCCGGCCTCGAGTCCTCGCTACTGCGGGCCCCACGGGTCGTGTACTTAAATGCGGTTCCCCGCTCAGACTCTGCATAAGCAGGACTGAGCAGGCCTTCATCCACTTCGACAACCCTGCGACCCCTTGACTTTTAATCAAGTTGTGGCAAGTCCAGGCATAACGTGAGACGGCCCCGGGAAGAGAACCCACGTGGGGACCTACGATCAGGGTTGAGAAGGCCAATAAAGGCCCTATCAACCCCTTACCCGATTTTACACGGGCAAGCCATGGATTACTAAGAACCTGCGAAAGAATTCCGATACTCTTTTTATAGATTTGATTTTTCATTTCTTTTATTATAGAGGAAAGGGTCTCAGCAGTATTCAGCAGGATCCAGAAGGTCAAGTACCTACGCCCTTGTATTTCGACGCAGGCCTTTAACCGCCTATCACCTACCTATCCTATTGGTCCACCTTCAGTTTCCTTCGTGAGAAGGGCTGCAGGCTCCTTAGAGTAGGTTGAGTTATTTCTAACTCGTATGGTTGAGCCACATGACTTGGGTGCCACTTAATTAAATTAAGCTAAGACCCCCCGTCCCTGTAGGTCTCAAGCTACGTACTCTATTGGGGCCCACACTACTTACTTGTCGATGCCTTTACCGGATTCCCGGAAAAGTACTGGCATTCGGGCGAGGTAGCTGGGTTTCTTCGTACCAATAGTAACCATATGATCTTCTCGTGAGTTGTTCCTATAGGTCAGCTCATTTCGGGTAAGATGCACCATCATCGGGACCACCAGCATTACCTGGGACTCCCCGCCTATTTGATACACCAATTCTAATGGCCTTAGTAAAAGGCTCACAAGAGAGATACTTGAGATACCCACATTTCTGGGTTTTCACTAGGAAATACCTATTTTAATAAATAAGAAGCATTATCTTCTATCTTACCTAATTCCCGACTTATTCAAGGTCGAGGTCCATAGATAAACCTAAACTTTAGGCACTTACGCCTGTAACTTACCATCCCTACGGACAACTCCTACTAATCACATTAAGGGACTGTAATCAGCGGTGGCGATCCGCGGGCTCTTGGTGACTGACTTTCGTTTGGTCTTCAATGAGCAGACCGCCCTAGATCAGTTGGTTCTGCTAACATCTAGTAAATGGGATATGCTCTATCCGACTCCTATGAGGTTAGGAGATACAATCGTCCTCAGAGGTGCACTAGGTACACATCGTCATTTAAGACATCTGGAACGAGTGTGGAAACACACCTCGTCTCCGACTCCCTTACGGG